GTTATGTAGATGTATATCGTAATGGTGTATACTTACCAACAACAGACTATACAGCTACAACAGGAACAACTGTAGTGTTAGCTAATGGAGCTACTACTGGTGATACTATTACTACAGTAAGTTTCTTTGTTAGTAGTGTAATAAATGCTGTACAAGCAACTAATGGTTCTAGCACAAGTCAAACATTAATATCGCCAATAATGACTTCCCCTGTGCTAGGTACACCAGCATCAGGCGTAATGACTAACGTTACTTCTGTACCAGCGGCTCAATTAACTGGGTCACAAGGTATACCAGTTAGCACAATGCCTACAGGTTCTGTATTGCAAGTGGTGAGCGTAGCCTATAGCACTCAAACTTCTAACAACACAGGAAGTTACGCTGCAACAGGAGTAACTCTTTCAATTACACCAACAAGTGCATCTAGCAAAATTTTAGTTTTTGTATCTGGTGGTGATGCCGCTACAACAAGTAATTCAAGTGGTGTTCAAACTGTTCTTAGAAGAGGCGGAACAGACCTTGCTACTTTTGCCGTTCAAGGTCCAGTTTATATTGGAGCAAATGGTAGTTTCTTTATTGGTACAGGCCCAAGCATTAACTATTTAGATTCGCCAGCAACAACTTCGTCTACTACTTACGCCACTTTCTTTAAGCCACAAGGCGGTGCAGGGGCTACTGCAACTGTTCAGCGAGATGGCACAACTTCATCTATGACTTTAATGGAAATTTCAGCATGAACAAACATACAGCAATCATGGCAACCTACCCTAGTGTTGGTGTTATTCGTGGCGATGATGCATTTGATGCTCAAGGCAATCCTGTTGTTTATGACATGGCAGTAGTCCAAGCATACATAGACGCTCATGCGTACATAACAAAACGTCAACAAGAATATCCTCCAATTACTGATTATTTAGATGGCATAGTTAAAGGTAATCAAGCACAAATTGATAAATATATTGCTGATTGCCAAGCAGTTAAAACTAAATACCCGAAAGGACAAGCATGACAAATGCAGTAAACATAGCGGGACTTGGTTCCGCATTAACTGTCTCTAGCGGAGTTGTTAACTTCTCAAGCACACCTACAGTTGCTGGTTCGCCTATCGGTGCATCTGCTGCTACGCAAACAGCACTAGGAACTGTATATGGAAGCACACCTAGCGCAACTACAAGTGCTTTCTTGGGGTATCAAGCAGGGAATTCAAATACGGGCATTAGAAATGTGGGCATGGGCAATGGTTCGCTTTTTACAAACAGTTCTGGGTCTTATCAAACTGCAATAGGTTATCAAGCCCTATATTCTAACACCACATCAAATGAAAATTCAGCATTAGGTTATTTGGCGGGATATAGCAACACTACTGGTAATGAAAATGTAGCGGTTGGTTCAAATGCTTTATATACAAACAGTACTGGAGCCAGTAATGTTGCAATTGGTAGACGTGCGCTTTACGCCAATACTGGTAGTAATAACACAGCAGTTGGTCATACAGCCCTTACAGCAAATACTACTGGAAGTAATAATATTGGCATAGGTTTACAAGCACTTGCCTCATTAACAACCAAAACCCACAATGTAGCAATAGGTTATCAAGCCTTATACAACACTAATGAAGATGCAAATATAGCCGTTGGTTCTTATTCTCTTAGTTCAAACACAACGGGCTATTACAACACCGCAATGGGTTATCAATCTTTAACTGCATTAACAACTGGCACTCAAAATATAGCCGTTGGGTTTCAAGCGGGTGTTGCCGTGACAACTGGTGGAAGTAATACTTTACTTGGAAAAGATTCTGGTCTACACCTTACAACTGGTGGACAGAATGTAATGATTGGTAGATATTCTGGTCAAAATTTAACAACAGGTAGTTACAACATACATATAGGATATGGTAGTACTATTAGTAGTTCTGGTGTTGATCATGAAATAGTATTAACAACTGGTGGAGTAGTGGGTAAAGGCGCAAATACAGGATTTATTCATCCTAATAGCGGTGGCGTATATCAAGGCAACAACTCATCTACATGGTCACAAACATCTGACTGCAGACTAAAAAAGAACATAGTTGATAACAATGAAGGTCTAAACAAATTAGCACAAATACAAGTGCGTAACTTTGAATATCGGTTGCCAGAAGAAATTACTGAATTACCACAGGACCAAGCAGTTGAAAAACAAGGTGTTCAATTAGGTGTCATTGCTCAAGAGCTTAAAGAAATTTTGCCTGAGTGCGTAAAAACAGAATCTACGGGCGTAATGACTGTGGATGCAGACAATTTAACTTGGTATTTAATCAACGCAGTCAAAGAACTAAAAGCAGAACTTGACGCACTCAAAGCAAAGGTGGCATAAATGGAACAATTAACAGAAGCGCAACAAATTGCAAAGCACTACTCTGCTTGCATGGATTCAGTTAACTTGATTAACGCAGGCAAGCCAGAACGATATACAGATGCAGAATGGGCAGACTGCTTGGTTCGCAACAAAGAGCATCTACGCATCATGTTAGCCAAAGACTTCTGGACAACAGAAGATTTAGAACCATTAAGAGCAGCGAGTACCTGATATGGCTTTAACACAAGTAGCAGGAGGCATGATTGCTTCTAGCATAACTTTAACAACACCAATCGTATCGACCACAATGGGCGTGGGTGGTGCTACACCTTCTGGCTCTGGCTCTGGTATCACCTTCCCCGCAACGCAATCAGCATCTACTGATGCCAATACTCTAGACGACTACGAAGAAGGGACTTGGACTCCTAGTGTTGGCGGGAATACTACCTATACTGTTCAGAATGGTAGATATACTAAAGTTGGAAGAATGGTAACTATTTCCTGTTATATGGGAACAAATAATATTGGAACAGGCTCAACAACCCACATATCTGGACTGCCATTTACTTGTAGCACTTATGGTGGAGACTTTGCGGGTGTTACCATATGGTCAAATCTTGCCAATAGTTTTACGGCTCTTCATGGAAATTTTGGAGAATCAGCAACAACAGTTAGGTTTATTGGTTTGATAAGTGGAACTGCAAACATAACTAACAATTCAGGGCGCACCGTATTTGGAAATAATTGCGATATTGAATTTACAGGCACATATTTTGTTTAAGGACTAATCATGTCAACATTCACAGAAACCAAAGTCATTGACCAAATCACAGTCACCGAAAACGGCATAGTCTTGTATCGGGAAGCAACACGTATTTTAAAAGATAATGAGCAAATAGCTCAAACGTATCACCGTACTTCATTAGTTCCTGGTCAAGACCTCACAGGTCAACCAGATAATGTTAAAGCAATATGTAACTTAACATGGACTCAATCCGTAATTGACGCATATAACGCACAACAATTAAGGAATAACAATGTCAACAGTTGACGCAACAGACGCTAAACTGTCTGCTCATGAACAAGTATGTGCTGAACGATACTCTGTTATTAATGCTCGTTTAAAACGCTTAGAGGGAATTCTAATAGGTGCTTGCGGTATTATGATGACTGGTATGGCTGGTACATTATTTACTATGGTAACCCACTTTAAGTGAGGATAAAATTGATCCACTAATTATATTTGCTACTTGTAAAGCTGCTTACAACGGTATACAAGGTTGTATTTCTGTTTACAAAGAGCTTAAAGCAACTGGGCTAGATGTAGCCCATATAAGCGAAGAGGTTGGAGGGTTTTTATCTTCTTTCTTTGTAGGTCAACAGACCTTAGAAGAAGAACACGAGAAACAAAAGGCTCAACGTAAAGAGGAAGTATTGGCTGGTAAGCCACGTAATGTTACTCAAGAAGCTATTGATAATGTTATGCGTGTACGTCAAATCAGACGTTACTACGCTGACTTAGAACATATGGTTCGATGGGAGCTAGGTATGCCTGACCTGTGGAATGAAATCACAGAAGAGCGGGATAGACTTTCAGAAGAACGAGATCTTCTTAAAAAGAAACAAGATGAGTTAGAGCGTATAGCTAAACTTAAAAGAGAATATCATTTAAAAGTTATTGAAGAATATTCTTGGATTGCAGTAGCTCTTGTTTGTGCCATTATTTTTATTATAGGAAACTTATGGGCGCTTCAAGAACTAATAGAGCTGGATCGACTGCGACGTTGGAAATACTGATAGCTATCTTTATTGTACTATACATTGTTACAGTAACATTAATAGCTATATGGTGGACTAAAGAAGAACGTAAGTTTGCTAATAAGAATGTTGCACGTATAGAACGACAACTTGAAATATGTAAAAGGAATAACAATGAATGATCTATTAGGTTTATTAAAGAACCTTGCCCCAACACTGGCTACAGCTGTTGCTGGTCCTTTGGGTGGTGCAGCTGTTTCGGCTATAGCAGCTCGTTTAGGTGTCTCTGATACTGTAGAAGAAGTTGCTAAAGCTATTGCGGGTGATCCAGCAGCAGCACAAAAAATAGCAGAGCTTGAATTAGAATTTGCTAAGGTAGCGGCTGATGCAGGTAAAAATGAGAATGATAACATATCTAATCGTTGGGATTCAGATATGTCGTCTGACTCTTGGCTCTCTAAAAATATTCGCCCTATGAGTCTTGTAGCAATCTTTATGGGATACTTCCTGTTTGCTATGATGAGTGCTTTTGGGCTTAATGCTAATGAGTCATATGTTCAGTTGTTAGGCCAGTGGGGAATGCTAATTATGGGCGCTTACTTCGGTGGACGTACTATTGAAAAGCTAGCTGAGATGAAAAAGAAATGACATATATAGCAGTACTATTTATGTGTTTAAAACTTGATTGTCAAGTTGTTTCTTCTAAAGAAATATTTAAAAAAGAACAAGCTTGTTTAATTTCTATTCAACAAGAAGAAGAAAAACATAAACATAAATTTGATATATTTGAGGCCCGTTGTATAGGAATACCAAATGAATTTATCTGAACATTTTACACTAGAAGAAGCTACTCACTCAGACACAGCTATTCGAATGGGTCTTGACAATCAACCTAATATCAGACAACTAGAGAACATGAAAGTTACTGCTGTTAAGCTAGAACAAGTACGTACAGCTACTGGACCATTAAACGTGAACTCATGGCTAAGACTTCCTGAAGTTAATGTAGCTGTTGGTGGGTCTAAAGTTAGCTCTCATATGGATGGTTGGGCTATAGATGTTAGTTCATCTAAACTAACTCCATACGAATTATGTCAAGCAGTTAAAAAGACTGGTATTAAGTTTGACCAGATCATACATGAGTTTGGCAAATGGATGCACATTAGTTTTGCCCCTGAAATGCGTCAACAAGAATTAACTATCTTTAGACCAGAGAATAAATACAAGTCAGGCATCCTAACTGAGGCAGAGTATCGTAAAACGTAATCGGTACCTAATAGGAAAACATCTTAAAGGAATAATCTATGGCTGAACAAATCAAAGAACTAGGGAAGGGCGGGTTAAATTTAGACTTACCACCTATGATAACCCCATTGAACACCTTTACGGATGGATACAATATTCGTTTTGATGATGAAGCTGTTCAGACTATTACAGGCGAAACAACCTCCAGAGTTGTAGCTATTACTCCTGACTATGGTATTCATTGGAGACGTCCTGATCAAGGATATAATATATTTGCTAAGAACGGCAATATAGTTAGAGTTGATGCTGCTGGTAGCGCATCCTCTATGCTATCTTCTGCTAGTGCAGTATACGACAATAGTGATTGGCAAGGAACAACGTTTAACGGAGGACACGCAATTGTACTCAACAATGGTACTAGTACCCCTTTATATTGTCTATATGGAAGTGCTACAGCTGGCTCTACATTTCAACCCTTACCTAATTGGAATTACCTTGGAGGACTTACAGTAACTGCTAGAGTTATTCGTTCATTAGGTTACTCGTTAGTAGCCGCTAATCTTACACTCGATCAAAGTAGTGTAATAACTTACGCGCCTAGCACTATAAGAATTTCAGCTCAGGCTGCTACAGGAAGCATTCCTACTGTATGGCAACCAGGAATTACAACAGATACAGCTGATGAATTTGAACTTTCTTCTACCTCTCCTATCTTAGATATGGCTGAGTTAAGAGGGAACATGTTTATTTATTCTTCAGACAGTATTAACATACTTACTATTGGATCAAATACAAGAGTATCTCCATACTCAAAGTCATATGGTATTCTAAATACGGACTGTGTATGTGAGTTTGATGGCCAACATTTTGTAGTAGATCGTAATGATATATATTTACATAATGGTTCTGGTGCTATTCAATCCATTGCTGATTTTAGAATTAAAAAATATTTCTTTGGAGCATTAAATAAAGATGCAATTAGCAAAGTACATATTACTAAACATTCTTACTACAAAGAGATATGGATTAACTTTCCTAAAGCAGCATCTACTGTTTGTACTGAAGCTTTAATTTATAACTATAAAAACAACACATGGTCTAAAAGAACATTACCCTCAGTAACTTATTCTTTTTCTGGCCCAGATAACGTGTCTAATGCTTTTGTGTATGGTAAAGAAGTTGTATACTTTACTACTAACACTACTCAAACATTAAAGACTGATGATGGATACTTAATGTGGAATGGTTCTGCATTAGCGGCTTATACATCATATATCGAAAAGAAAAGAATGAATACAGGAGATATTACAGGAAGCGCTCTTATATCAGCTCTGTATCCAGTTTTTGATAAAGTACCTAATGACTCCTCTATTACTATTCGAGTAGTAGGGCAAAATAATTATGTAGAAAATGTTGATCTTTCTACAGATGATCCAGATTTAAAAGATACATTTGTATTTTTACCTAACAACATGAAGTCACAAGGATACAAAGTTGATCCTCGTGTTAATGGTCGTGTAATGAATTATAGGATTACAACAACAGGATATTGGAGGTTAGCTGCTATGGCATTCGACTTCAAGCCTGCTGACAGGAGATAATATGAACAATCCACCCATTACTGGGTTTCCAGAGTTAGACTCTTACTTATTTAATTTAAGTTTAGGGTTACTTGAAAATGTTTCCTCTTCTAATACCTTATCTGTTCGTTCTGATAATGCTATTGTTGATTCTAATGATAATGTAATTAGTTATGTTAATCAATACATGCACATTAAATATGCTGATGATAATATTGGCACTAACATATCTGACTCTCCAACTAATAAAGCTTACTTTGGATTGTTTAATAGTACAACAGGAACAGAATCAACTACTCCTGCTGACTATACTTGGTATTTAGTGTCTGGTGGTTTTAGTACTACAAAATATTTATGGTATGTAATTCCTGGAGGTAGGATATTTAGTTATTATATTGGAACTTCTGCACCATCATATTTGTATTCAGTAGATTCAGGAACAGCTATTAATTTAGATATTATATCTAGTGCTGATGGATCTTCTGCTCGAGTGTGTTATGCTAAAAGTTCTTCATCTAGTTTAGCTTCATCGCCTACATCAGTAACAGTAGCAGGTAATACAACCTTTCCAGCAACAAACACTTGGGGTGGTTCTGAGGTATGGGTAGCTACTGGACCCGCTTTAGCAGCTAACGAGTATTTGTATCAGTCAGATGGTATATACAATCCTAGTACAGGATTTACAACATGGAATGTTCCTTACTTATCTACTCTAAAGGTAGGCCAATTAAGTGCTATATCAGCTAACTTAGGAACAATCACTGCTGGAACAATAGGCGCTGTAACAATAAACTCTAGCACATTAAATTCTAGTACTATTAATACAACTGAAATATCTGCTGGAA